GTTGCTTTCATGGCAAGATATATGTTGGATAGAAGAAGGGGATATATGATACATCGCATCAAATCTTGGTTAAGTAAAGTCATTGGCCCAAAGCCCAAGCCATCTAATCAATGGCATTTTCCTATTGCTGAGGACTTTGAACCACGCAAAGCTGAAATTAAAGCAAAACCCGCCTTGAAAAAGGCAACAACCCGAAAGGAAAAGACTGTGCCACTAAAGAAATCTGCAAGTCCAAAGGCTTTTAAAGAGAATATTAAGACTGAAGTTAAAGCTGGTAAGCCAGTAAAGCAAGCTGTCGCTATTGCATACGCTGAGAAGAGCGCTGCTAAAGCAAAGGCTAAAAAGAAATGATTAATCTTAATCTTGAAATCGCTGAAGTAGAAGCAATCCTTAAACACGTAGGTAACGCTGCTTATGCAGAAGTAGCTGGATTGATCGCTAAGATTCATGGTCAAGCTACAGCACAAGTGCAAGCTATCAAACAGACAAGTGTTGCGGACATACAACAGTCTGATGACAGCCAAAATGTTGCGTAAATACAACAAAAAGTATTTATAATTCAAAGAAATGGAAGAAAAGTCAAATAATCCTGTCGGTGCGCCTATTGGTAACAAGAACGCAACAAAGAATAAGCCTTTTTTAGATGCTATGAGAAGGGCTTTAGCTCAGAATCCACAGAAGATTGGCAGGATTGTTGACAAGATATTAGATCAAGCAGAAGCAGGGGAAGCATGGGCTGTTAAAGAAGTAGCTGATCGTTTAGATGGCAAGGCAGTCCAAGCTACTACTCTTGAAGATGCAGACGGAAATAGCCTGGTTACATCATTAGAAGTCAGGTTTGTAAAGCCAGAATGATTGATCTGCGCTTGGGGGATTGCTTAGAAGTAATGAAATCTTTGCCTAGCCAAAGCATTGACCTTACTGTTACTAGCCCCCCATACGACAATCTACGCACCTACAACGGCTATTCGTTTGACTTTGAAGGCATAGCCAAAGAGTTGTATCGAGTCACAAAGGATGGTGGAGTTGTAGTTTGGATTGTGGGAGATGCAACAGTAAATGGGTCAGAAACTGGCACATCTTTCAAACAAGCCCTATATTTCAAAGAAATAGGCTTTAATCTGCACGACACAATGATTTACCAAAAAAATAATTTTGCTAACCCATCATCTAACAGATACCATCAAATATTTGAATTTATGTTTGTTTTATCCAAAGGCAAGCCAAAAGCATTTAATCCTATAAAAGACAGGAAAAATGTCTGCGCTGGAGAATCAAATTGGGGTGCAAACAAAGCCAGGCAAAAAGATGGCAGCTTTAAAGAAAGGCCCAAAAAGATAGTGTCTGAATATGGCATGAGATATAACATTTGGGAGTTCATGACAAGCAAAGGATTTGCAACTAAAGACAATTTTGCCTATTCTCATCCGGCTATATTTCCTGAAAAGGTAGCTCATGACCACATTATTTCTTGGTCAAATGAAGGCGATACAGTTTTAGATTGTTTTCTTGGTAGCGGAACTACTGGCAAAATAGCCAAACAATTAAATCGTCAATTCATTGGCATAGAAATCAGCCCTGAATATATGGAAATAGCCAAAAAGAGAATAAATGAGTGAAATCACCCAAGAACTGCGGGAGGCAATATCTGCGGTTGACTTCCCTATCAAGCTGCAATTCCTCTTTGAGCCTATGCGTTACAAGGTTCTTTATGGGGGTCGTGGTGGGGCTAAGTCTTGGGGTGTTGCGAGGGCTTTATTGGTTCTTGGTGTCAAAAAGCCAACCAGAGTCTTATGCGCCCGTGAGTTCCAAAACTCTATAGGCCAATCAGTCCATAAGCTCTTATCAGATCAAATCATTGCATTAAAACTGGAGTCATTCTATGAGATTACGCAAAACTCAATCAGAGGTAAGAATGGGAGCGAGTTTGCTTTTGTCGGACTTAAGAACAATGTTGCCAATATCAAGTACTATGAGGGTGTGGATATATGTTGGGTCGAGGAAGCACAGAGCGTATCTAAAACATCATGGAATGTTCTTATCCCCACAATTCGTAAAGAAAGTTCAGAAATATGGGTTACATTTAACCCAGAACTCCAGTCAGACGAGACGTACCAAAGGTTTGTTCTTAACCCACCAGACAATAGCAAAGTTGCGAAGATTAATTGGTCGGATAACCCGTGGTTTCCTGAAACACTTAGGTTAGAGAAAGATGCCCTATTTAGTAGGGACAGAGAAGCCTACAACACAGTCTGGGAAGGATTATGCCGTCAAACAGTAGATGGTGCTATCTTTGCTAAAGAAATGACTATGGCAGAGCTAGACGGAAGGATTACGAATGTCCCTTATGACCCAATTAAGCCAGTTCACGCAGTATTTGACCTCGGTTGGGCTGACGCTACTGCTATTTGGTTTGTGCAGTTTATTGGCATGGAAACTCGCCTCATTAGGTATTACGAAAACACGCAAGAAACGATAGCGCATTACCTGGCTAAAATGCAGTCCTATGGATATGTATATGACACCCTTTGGCTACCTCATGACGCAGGATCAAAGACTTTGGCCTCAAACGGCAAAAGCATTGAGGACATCGTTAGAGCTACAGGGTATAACACTAGAGTTATTGAGCGAACACCAATCGCTGATTCTATTAATGCTGCCCGAATGATGTTTAACAAGTGCTGGTTCGATAAAACCAACACGCATGAAGGACTGCAATGTTTACGCCATTATCGCTATGACGTTGATTCAGATACAAAGCAATTTAGTCAAAAACCCCTGCATGACAATTACAGCCACGGAGCAGATGCTTTCCGATACATCGGATTAATGGTAAATGAGCCTAGAAAAGCACCAAAACAACAAGGAACTTATCAACTACCTAGCTCATGGATGGGTTAAAATGTGTAGTAAAAATCCAACAATTGTCTTAAAATCGGGCAATAATTAAGGAATATCTATGGCATACGACAGAGTTGCAGACTCCCAATCAGATGGAAGAATAGAAGAAGCCAAAGACTTTTTAAGACTTTGTAATGATTCGGATAGCAACAATCGTGCCGAAGCCTTAGATGACGTAAAATTTGCAGCAGGTGATCAATGGCCTGTTGACGTTCAGAATAGCCGAGTATTAGAAGCTCGACCATGCCTGACCATCAATAAAGTTGACGCTTATATCCGTCAAATCTGTAACCAACAAAGACAGCAACGCCCACGCATTAAAGTGCATGGCATGAACAATGAGTCAGATGCCAAGATCGCTGAGATTTTGACTGGTATTTGCCGTCACATCGAGAACCAATCTGATGCCGATTCAGCCTACGATCACGCTTTTGAATATGCAGTTAAGATGGGCTGGGGCTATTGGCGCATTACTACGGATTATGTAAGAGAGGACAGCTTTGACCAAGAAATCTACATTAAGCCAGTTGAAAACCCATTTACTGTCTATTTTGATCCTAATAGCGTTCTACCTGATGGTAGCGATGCTGAGCGTGTCCTTATTACGACAGTCATCAGCAAAAACGTGTTCAAAAAGATGTATCCCGAAGCTGAATTTGACCAGGGCTTCTCATCTAGAGGAACAGGCGATACAGAGAGCGAATGGGTTACAAAAGAAGATATACGCATAGCTGAGTATTTCTACACAGAACGTACCAAAGAGATGCTTTTACAGCTATCTGATGGCACTACAGGCTACAGCGATGAAATCCCTTCTAAAGAGGTTTTAGAGGCTGCTGGCATTACTGTGGTAGATAAGCGTGAAACTTGGCGTAAAAAGATTAAGTGGTGCAAGCTAACTGCTATGGAAATTCTTGAAGAAGGCGAATGGGCTGGTAAATTTATCCCAATCGTGCCTACTTATGGTCAAGAAGTGCGAGTTGATGACAAGCATAAGAAATTTGGTCTAGTTCGCATGGCTAAAGACCCACAGCGTATGTATAACTACTGGTCAACCGCTTTAACTGAAACTGTCGCTTTAGCGCCCAAAGCAAAATGGCTATTGGCTGAAGGTCAAGACGAAGGACATGAGAACGAATGGGCGATGGCTAACATCAAAGCTATGCCTGTTTTACGTTATAAACAAACTGATATTGAGGGCAGACCAGCTCCAGCACCCACAAGACTGCAACCAGAACCACCTCCAGCGGGCGTGATGACTGCTTTAGCGGGTATGAACTCTGACTTGATGGCTGTAGTCGGTATTTTTGATCCTAGCCAGCTTCCACAAGGCAATATGAGTGGTAAAGCGTTGCAAGGTCAGCAATCCCAAGTGGATATGACCAATTTCCACTATTACGACAATCTGACACGCAGTATCCGTCATACAGGTCGCATTATTCTTGATCTGATTCCTAAGATTTATGACAGAGAACGTGTCATGCGAATCATTGGCGATGATGGAAAACCTGAGATTGTGACTCTAAATCAGCCAGGCACAGACGAAAATGGCGTGGCAAAGATTCTCAATGACGTAACAGTTGGCGAATACGATGTCGTAATGGATACAGGCCCAGGATATAACTCCAAGCGTCAAGAAGCATCAGAATCGATGGCTACCATCCTTGCTGCTGATCCTAATTTAATGTCGCAAATTGGTGATCTTTGGTTCAGAAATATGGATTTCCCTGGCGCAGATGTTATTGCTGATCGCCTTGCGACCCTTAATCCATTGGCTAAAGTTGACGATAAGTCACCTATTCCACCACAAGTTCAGATGCAGTTGGCGCAAGCTCAAGCTCAGATTCAACAGCTCCAGCAAGCCCTACAAGCAGAACAAATGGATAAGAAATATCGTGCAACTGTCCAACAGCAAGTGCAAGAAGCTGAAACAGAGCGTGAGAAGATGCGCTTACAAGTCAAGCGTGAAGATGTAATGACCCGCACAGATACCCAAGCGCACGACACAGTTATCAAGACTCAGACTCAGCTTGAGATTGAGCAAATGAAAGCACAGTTGGCTTTGGTTTTAGCTCATATTAATAAAACTGAGATGAAAGAAGCTAACGCTGAAGCAGTAGAACGAGCCATTTAGTGTTGTAAAAGCGCAACACTTATGATATAAATGAATTTGCATTACCTACCGCTGGGTTCAGCGGGTAAAAATCTTGAGGAATCTCATGTCAGAAGAAACAGCAGTAAGAACAGCAGACAATGTAGTAACGTCAGATAATTTAGCGGAATGGACTGCTAATAAACTTGGTTTAGCTAGTGAAGAAGCTCCCGTTGTGGCTGAAGCTGTCGAGGAAACTCCAGAATCAGAGCCAGCGGTAGAAGCCCAAGCTGAGAGTGAACTAGAAGCAGAACAAGAAGCGGAAGTAACAGACAAGCCTAAACAAAATCCCAAACTTGAAAAGCGTTTTTCTGAGCTTACAAAACGTGCTAAACAAGCTGAAGCCGAAAAGCAAGCCCTAGAAGCCCGCCTACAAGAACTTGAGAGCAAAGTAGCACCAGCACCCCAACAGATTGAACAGGACATTTTGGGTGAAAAACCCCAAGCAAGTCAGTTTCAAGATGCTTTTGAATATGCAGAAGCATTAGCTGAATGGAGTGCGGAAAAAGCATTAGTAGAACGTGATAAGCAAGAACAGCAACGCAAGGTCGAAGTTGAACGCCAAGAAGTTATTAAATCTTGGACTAGTAAATTAGAGAAAGCCAAAGCTGAATTGCCTGATTTTGATGAAATGGTGGCATCTAGCCAAGTCCAAGTACGAGATGAAGTACGGGATGCGATCCTAGAGTCCGATGTAGGCCCTCAAATCCTATATCAATTAGCATCAGATGATGACCTTGCCCAACGTATCTCCTCTATGCCAGTTAACAAAGCACTCAAAGAATTAGGGAAATTGGAAGTTCAGTTTGAGCGTAAAGAAGCTCCTGCTGAAGTCAAAAGCGAACCTGTTGCTCGTAGTAAAGCACCAGCACCGATTAAACCTCTCACCGCAGGCAAAGGTACACAAGATGTTCTCATCGATGGAGATGGAGCATTTCATGGAACTTATGCCCAATGGAAAGCAGCACGACAGGCTAAACGGATACGCTGATAAACCAATTTATATTTAAAGAAAAGGAGAAATCATGTCGAATAATTTATTGACGATTTCAAAAATTACTAATGAGGCCTTAATGGTTCTCGAAAACGAATTAACATTCACCTCTGAAGTAGATCGTAACTACGATGACCAGTTCGCTGTAGTCGGTGGTAAGATCGGTAACACAGTAAACGTTCGTAAACCAGGTCGTTTCATTGGTACAACTGGCCCTGCTCTGAACGTAGAAGATTTCAACGAAACTTCAGTTCCTGTAACCCTCTCTACTCAGTTCCACGTTGATACTCAGTTCACCACGCAAGATTTGGCATTGAGCCTCGATATGTTCTCTGATCGTGTATTGAAGCCTGCTGTAGCTGCTATCGCTAACAAGATTGATCGTGATGGTACTTTGCAAGCTGCAAACAACACCGCTAACATCGTTGGCGTTGCTGGTACACCTCCAACTGGTTTGATCACTTACCTGACCGCTGCTGCTTACCTTGATTCTGAAGGCGCACCCCGTGATGGCCGTAGATCATGCGTAGTTGAGCCATTTACCTCTGCTACTATCGTTGACAGCTTGAAAGGCCTCTTTGTGCCACAAGAAGCTATTGGCGAGCAGTATCGTAAAGGTTTGATGGGTCGTGACTCTGCTGGTATGAATTGGAAGATGGATCAAAACATCGTTTCACATCAGTTTGGTTCTTTTGCAGGTTCAGCAACTGTAGCTACTACAACTGCTACTGGTTTCTTGACAAGCGGTTGGGCTTCTTCAAGCACAATCACTTTGACTTTGACCAGTGGCGTTAGCTTAAATCAAGGCGATACATTTACTATCGCTGGCGTTTATGCAGTTAACCCACAGAATCGTCAGGCTTATGGTTCAAACAAGTTGCGTAACTTTGTAGTTAATACTGCTGTTAGCGGTTCAGGTGGTACTATTTCTGTAAACGTTTCCCCAGCTATCATTACTGCTGGTCAGTTCCAGAACGTATCTATTCCTACAACCAATGGTACTGCTGCTGTTACCTTCTTTAACCAATCAGGTACTGTTTCCCCACAAAACATCATCATGCACCGCAATGCGTTTACTCTCGCAGTAGCCGACCTTGAGTTGCCAGAGGGTGTTCACTTTGCAGGTCGTGCAAGCGACAAGGAAATTGGTCTGTCAATGCGTGTAGTTCGTCAATACACCATTAACAACGACTCTATTCCTACTCGTTTAGACGTTCTGTATGGTTGGGCTAACTTGTATCCTGAACTCGCTTGCCGTGTTGCAGCTTAATTTAACGGATAACGAAAGGAAACTATATGTCTAATCCAGGACCAGCAGTAACTAACTCGATTCATCCACAGAATCTAGGTACAAACCAAGCTCTGCGCCTTTTGGCAGTAAGCAA